GGAAACCCCTCCCGGCGATGCCGATCGTCCCTCTCTGCACTGTGTACAGAGAAAGAAGCTCCTTTACCATACGAGGACATTTTCGATGCCTTACTACACTGAGACCTTTACTAACGAGAAAGCCCCGTCAGCAGTTTATGACGCGGGCGTTCTCGTCAAGTCTGGTCTCGTAGCTCTGGATACCGTGGAGCTGACGGGTTTTCGAACCCGTCCGCATAAAGCAGCAGTCTCCTTTATGGAGGTTGCTGACCAATCCGCGGATCCTTATGCCTACTTCCTCGAATCTACTTCTAGGAAGAAGTACCACGATCGTTTAATCGAACGTGGTCTTCAGTCGCATGGTGATCCCGACAGGGGTCACCCAATGGAACTGAAAAGGCATACTTTGCTCGGCCCCCGCTATGATGTGTCTGTCCTTGACCGAGGTCCGGGAACGACACGTCATTTCACGAATGCTCAGGTCTATCCGATTTTGGTCGGAGTGCCTAAAGCACACGTGGATGCGGTGCATGGCGGCTCATTCTTCGCTCCAGCTCCTTACAAGGAGGTGGGCTTGGATGTTTTCGCCCAGCAGGCTTATGCAAAGGTGGCACCGACTTCCGTGGTGTTCGACGCCGGTCTATTTCTGGGGGAGCTCCGTGAGGGGCTCCCAAGTCTTTCTCTTGCCGCAATTACGGGCAAGATGGACTTTTTCAGAAGGATCGGCAGCGGATATCTGAACGCTGAATTTGGGTGGAAACCCTTTATCAGCGATTTTCAGAACGCAGTCAAGGCGCTTTCTCAAGCGACCGAGATGCTGTCTCAACAGGGACAGCGCGTCCACCGGAAGTTTGGACTTCCCACGTTCAGCCAATATGAATCCGCCACTGGAAGTGGAAGGCTTCATCTTGATGCTGGTTTCAGACGTGGGTTCTCACCCAATGACGAGTCATTGGTTCCTTCGTCGCTGTTCGATCAGAATTCCTATCGGAATGCTGACGTGACAATTGCGAAGACGAGAAGCTCTACAAGGTGGTTCGAAGGGGAGTTTTCCTCTTTCTACCCGCTTGGCTTTGATCCTACGTCGTACATCGAACGTGCAAACGTTCTGACGAACACGAAGTTCACGCCTAGCGTCTTGTGGGAGTTAAGTCCCTGGTCCTGGCTGATCGATTGGCAGCTCCGAATAGGAGATACCATACGCGCTAATGAAATTAACGCGAACGATCTGCTGGTCATGCACTATGGGTACGCGATGGAACACACGGTCTATCAGACTAGTGGTTGGTATCGCGACCTTGGAGATTCTCAGCCTCAGTACTATCGTACCACAGGAATACCCCAAAAGGGCTTCTATGGTTCGAAGACCGAGTTTAAGAGGCGTCTCCGTGCAAACCCGTATGGCTTCAGAATTGGTGGTGCTAGTTCCCTAACCGGGGATCAGTATTCCATTCTGGGCGCACTTGGGCTCACGAAGCTCAAGTGAAATCCGATACGTCTGAGGATTTTAAACTCCTGACGCTCAAACACCCATGCAATTCCAATATCCCGGAGGGCTTCCATGCTTCCTGATCCTCAGTCCATCACTGTTGGTGGCTCGACCATTTCTCTCCCGAAGGTGGGAAGTGATCGGACCAGTGCCGACTACCAGTCGGCCGATGGCGTCTCGCAGCTGCGAGTCGCCCAGACCATCAACAGTAAGACTCGTACCACGTCGATCTCTCTTAAGACGAACAAGATCGCTGCTGACCCCATTTCTGCGGTCAACTCGCGTATCTCGTCCGTCTGGGCGATCACGAACCGTTCGCCCCTCGATGGTTTTACCATCGTGGAGCTGCGGGATCAGCTTCTCGGCCTTGCGGCCCAGCTGACGGCAACGAGTGGAGCACTCACGACGAAGGCGCTGGGTGGTGAAAAGTGACAGACCTTTTGATGGTCTTCGGCACTATCACCATCTCGCTTCTCGTGAGCTTTGCTGTTGGCGCCTTTGTCCTTGCGGGCAAGCGCGTCCAGTAGCTCCTTGAGGATTGGAGCAAGTATGAGTAAGCCGGACTCGACGCCTCGAAAGGGGTCAGATGAAAAGCCTATTCACACTCCACCAATCCGTCCTAGTTAATCTAGGACAGTACTGCTCAATCGACATCGCTCGCGACGTTCAACACGTCGCAGCAAGATGTGAAGATGAGGGTGAGTCATTTCTGACTATCACCTTGCCGAAGCTCGCAAAAGCTCTCGAAAGAGGGCTAGAGCAGGGCTTTTGGCCGACTCAGACAGTGAATGGTTATTACCTTCACCGTCGAGGGCTCCCCGTTTTCATGCGAGGTTTCCTCAGTCGTATCTTCGACGAACAGGATGGTTCTTTGCTTGCGACACCCGATGCTGAATGCATCTGGGCTGTGAGGCAGTTTTGCTACCTCACGCACAAGGTCGAACGTCCTTGCACTCCCTTGCGGGAGCGCCAGGCGTTCGCCCAGTTTGTCGCAACTGACGACAGTCTGTACGGTCTTCCGGGTCGCATTGACCCGGGCAGGTTGGAAACCTACAAGAAGATCGCTTACAGACTCTTCGGTCGGGTCTTCCAGGAATGCGATCGTAAGATCGCCTCTTGGGAGCTCGTTCCAAAGCATGGTCCAGGTGCTGTTGCAGAGCGAAGGTCCCAAAAGGACCGCCGCTCCTACTCCTATTGGCATGACAGGATCGAACCTGTCTTTCCTTTTTGGAGATACACCGCGAACTCTGTTTACCAGAGTTCAGACATGGTCGTCCCCATCTCGGATGAACAACCCGCAAGGGTTGAATCCGTACCGAAAACCCAGTCAACTCCTCGGATCATTGCTATCGAGCCTTCTGTGATGCAATATGCACAACAGGGTTTGAAGCGTGAACTGTATGAGTTGATCGGGCGCGGACCCCTTAGGGGAGTCCTCGGTTTCCAAGATCAGTCGCGTAACCGCGATATGGCCCTTCATGCTTCCCTCACGGGAGAGCTGGGGACACTGGACCTCTCCGAAGCTTCGGATCGAGTCCACTGGTTCTTGGTTAACGCGCTGTTTGATAACTTCCCTCATCTGAGAGAATTCGTCATGGCAACGCGCAGCCGATCGGTAGATGTGCCCTTCCACGGGGTTCTGCCCCTTCAGAAGTTTGCATCGATGGGTTCTGCTCTTACGTTTCCGCTTGAAGCGATCGTTTTTACGATCCTAACAGTGGCGGGCGTGGAGCAGGCACAGAGTCGCCGCCTCCAGGTTCGGGATCTTCCCGGACTCGTCAGCGTTTACGGGGACGATATCATCGCTCCTGTAGACTCGATTGATCACGTGATCGATTGGCTTGAGCACTTCGGTGCAAAGGTTAATCGAGGCAAGTCCTTTTGGAACGGAAAGTTCCGGGAATCTTGTGGAGCGGAGTACTATGACGGCACTGATGTGTCAGTTGTACGAGTACGCTCTGAGCTTCCAAGCTCACGTGATGATGCAGCTGAAATTGCAGCATTGGTCGACTTCCGCAACCGTGCATATTTTGCCGGTCTGTGGTCTGTCGTAACGGAAATTGATGAGGAGTTGGAATCCCTCATTCGTCTTCCCTATTCCAATGCTAACTCAGAAGAGCGCCATGCATATCTGCATCGCGCTACCTTCCTCCCTGTTTCAAGGAGCGGAACCCGTTGGGATCCAAAACTCCAGAGAGACGAGAGGCGCGTCCCAGTCCTCACTCCTCGGCCCGATACGTATCGGATCGATGGTGAGGCTGGGCTTCTCGAGTGGTTCCATGACGTCCTTCGCCGGGACGATCTTGTGGATCGCTTTGACAGCCAAGAACGGTCTACGTCGTTCAGCATTCAACGTCGATGTATCCGCTTCGTTTAACAACGCGGATTGAGGGAGAACTAAAC